TACTGCAGCATCTTTAATGAGTACACCAGCCGCATAAAGGGCTTTCATTGGCAGTTGAATATAGTAAGGAATTGGAGGAGGTTTGCCCTCTGTAAACATCTCTTTAATTTGCGTTCCGGCTGTGGAAGCATCCTGTTTCAAGAAAGACAATGTCTCCTTCCCTTTAGTCTTAAAATAATCAAGGGCGGATTCTGCAAACGTAATTCCTGCCTGTTTAGCCCACGGCCACAGTTTTTCCTCAATCATCTTTGTAAAAAGATCTACACCGTCTTTAAATACTTTTTCAAATTGTAGGAAGATTGGATCGAATGTTTTTCTGTTAGCCAGCATTGCAATTACTGCTGCAATTGCTCCAACTAATAATACAATAGGCTTGACAAGAAACAAAAGAATTCCACCACCAATAATAGTACCTATCCTGAGTGCACCATTTACTAATGTAGCAAGAACAATACCTGCAAAGGCACCAGCAGCCTGTCCAACAAAAGATGAGGCAATGATAATTCCAATCTTTTGCCATTGGGTTGCTTGCTTTCCTAAACTCTCTGCAAAGTCAACACCAAATTGGAAGCCACTAACGCCACCGATAGTACCACCAATACCTGCTCCAAGATTTACTACGCCAGTTGAGAACTTTGTTTTAGCCTCAGTCCAAGCAAGTTTAGCTTGATCAGCAGCTGCTCTTAATTTTGTTGCTGCTTCAAACTCTTTTGGAAAAGCTCTAGATGGGTTTTCTAAATTAGATTGAGCAGTCTTTAATGCACCTGCAGTTACTACAGCTTGTTTAAGCAATGTTTCTGCTTGAGAGCCTCTACCAAATGCGGCTGTATCTCCTCTCTTAATTGCACCCTCTGCTCTCTTATCCCCAATTAGTTTACCGCGTTGATCTGTTGACTGGGCAAGTAGTGTTGTTTGTCTATTTAGATCAGTTCGAAGATTGTCAGAAACATTCGAAAGACCTCTTAAGAGTTTTGTAGTAACCTTTTCAGCCTTCTCAGCAGCAAGTCTACTAGTCACTACCATAGTAGCCTGTCGGCTTGCCATTGTCATTGTTGTAGGTAATGTAACTAAATACTTACCAGCTGCTAATAATGCATCCCTGCCAGCAGCGAAGAGAACAGCAGTCTTAGCTAGAATACTTAGAAAACCTACCGGGTCTTTAATAACATTAAGACCACTCATAATAGCAGTAAGACCATCCTTAACCAGCTTAAGAAATCCATAAGCCATGTTAGAGGTGGTTCTCTTTATTTCTGCATCAGATACGTTCTGAACAGCAGCAACTGCAGTAACAGTTGTCCATAAACTTAACAAAGCCATTCTGACAGGCCCTGCTTGGAATGCCTTAATAATTCCTAACGAGACTACTGCAGTGACAGCAGCTATAGCAGGTAGTTGCCAATTAGTAGGAAGAGCACTTAAAAGATCATGACCAAAAGGTCTATTTTCCTTTGAACGATGGACTCCTCTACCTACGTTCGTTTGAGTATCAATCGGTACCCCGAAAACTTCACCAGGTGTAGTATCTCTCATACCAAAGACTTGCTTTAGTGTCCTTATTGGTAAGGACTGATTTGCAGCCTCTTTAGTACTTGCATATTTATCAATTATAGCCTTACCAATCTTTGACTTACTAAATCCTTCAGTCAATGATTTCGTAAGATTAGATGCTGTTTTCTTTGTTTGTTCTAGAATTCCTGTAAGAACATCAGTTGTCTTTGAGGATTTATTTTCGTCTACATTTATATTTACACCCTTTTCAGCTCTTTGTTTAAAATACAAAAAGCCCGCTCCTACGGCTCCTAAGACTGCTAACAAACCAAGCAAGGCAGATTTATATTTGTTAACAAGTGCAATACCTGCCAAGAACACTGATGCAAACTTCATTCTGCCAAATATGGCAGAAGAAGAAGATGCAAACTTCTTTACATATTCTAAAGGAGCTTGTAAAAGCTTTTTCATCCAATCTGTGATACCATTGATTAGATCAGGAATCCATGACCTACCAATTACTTTATCATATAACCACCAGAACCATCTCTCTACTGTTTTAACCCATCCCTTGACCATTTCAAGAGCAGGCGTAAGATTCGGAAAGTAGTCCATTACATTTATTTTAGGAATACTCTCTTTAATTCTTGTAAACAAACTTACAATAGAATTTACAATACTCTCAAACGTTCTATATAGACCTGCTCCAAGATCTTGAATAGAGAGTCCTTGCATCTGCTGTTTAATCTTTTGGTAAAGGCTAACTACTAGCCCTGCTGCAATTGTAGCCCATGAGGCAACATATGTTGATGCAGCCTTTAAAGAAGGCTCCCACTCATCTAATAAAGAATGAGCAAAGTCTAGTGCCTTTTGTCCTAACCTATCAATATACTCACCGACACTACTAAATATATCCGCAAAGCTTAGGGCAAATAATAGAACCTCTGTTCGAATACTTAGAAAATAGAACTGAAAATTCTTTGCAAACGAAAAGATTTTCTTAGCAATATCGTCAATAAACGTGGCAATACCACCTCTTGATTTGAAGATAGAGTTAGCAATTTCATCAAATAATATTCGTACTGAAAGTCCTAAGTTACTAAAAGCCTGTTCAAAAGTAACACCAACTTTCTTAAATCTTTCTTCAATAGCACCTGCTCTTTTAATAAGAGCATTTAATACTTTATCTGCAGTTAAGAAGCCTTCTTCACCTAGCTTCTTAAGTTCACCAACGCTTTTACCAAGACCTTCCGCAAGTTCAAGAGCTAAATATGGTGCATTTTCAAGAACTGACCTTAACTCTTCACCTGATAATCTGTTAGAACCAATGCCTTGGGCAAGCTGTTGCATAGCACCAGCAGCTTCGGCAGCAGAGGCGCCTGATACTTTTAAAGCTTTATTAACTGACTCAACAATTGACAGAGTAGTGCCTTGACTAACCCCCATCTTCTGAGTACTAAGTGCAATTCTAGAGTATAATGAAGCAGTAGCATCTAGAGAGCTTCTAGTACTAATAGCAATAGATTGAAGTTCTCTAAATGCGAGATTAAACTCTTCTTGTGATTTTGTAGCTACCTGTAATTTTGAACGGTATCTTGTGAATTCATCTGACTGTTGAACTAGCGCTTTGCCTACAGCTAATCCAGCAAAAGCTCCTCCAATAACTTTTGCCATATTAGAAAAACTGGCACTAGTTTGGGCAGCAGTGTTTTGTATTTGCTGAACACCTTCTCTTAACTTCTGTAGGTCTTTCTGTGCTTCGCGAGAGTCAGAAACTGTCTTAACGACAATTGCCATAAAGCACTCCAAAATAAAACCCAGAGTCGATAAACTCTGGGTATATGAGGTTAAACTTCCTCAACAATAGGGCCTACGGGTTTACCGTATTTCAACGCAGTTGCTTCAATAAAAAAAGCAGGAGCTTGTTTAGAACTCCCTGCATTAAGGTATTTCATATATTCTGCAGTATTCTGAATGTCTACACTGACAGGTGTTGTTACAGCTGACCAAGAATCTCTTGCGTTTCCTGTATCAACTGGAGTAACACTCTTTAAGTCACTGACCATACGTACTGCAGATTTTTGTAGACCTTCTCTAGAGATCTTTTGAGATTCCTCTTTAATTCTTGAAAACTCGCTTGCAATGTTTAATAACTTAATCTTTAACATAGGCCTTCCACCTTATCTCCACCTTTTGCATCTAGCATACGTTTGAAAAAGGCTGAGTTCATTAAAGATTCACCAACTGTTCTGCTTTCTTGCATCTTCTTTAAGGATGCAAACATTTCAGCAGGAGCTTTCTTTTGTCCAAGAGACGTTAATATATGAGCTGTCCTTAAGTCTTCTCTCCAACCAATAGGTCGTTGTTCAAAGAATTGTAGCCATTCCTGAAACTCAGTATATGGCATTTCTTCTACAAGCTGATATACTGGTATTCCTAAAGTATAGGCAAGCTCATATATAACAATTTCTTCTTGACTAAGATTTACTTTCCCTGCTCACCTGGATTCATTCCGGAGAACTTCATAACTTCATTAGAGAGCTTTGTAAGCTCATCCATCGGGAAGGCTCTAAAGTCATCCTCAGTAAGATCACCAGCACCTTCTACTGCTAATGAAACTACTTTCTGAAGAATACTAAAACCAGGATCATTAGGATCTAGTGACTTTGCAGCTTCCTGAATTTCAAGAACTTCTGCGACACTAAGCTTAGTAATTTTAACGTCTTCATTCATAAACTTTACAGTCTTAGAGAGACGCTTTCCAATCAAGTTCTTGAGACTCATTTCTCGTCCTTAAAATCACCTGAATTATTAGCCTGAAACTCATCCAATTGCCTTCTCATTGCGTGAAGTACTGAAAGAGTCTTAAAAACTTCTGAGGCCTTGTCCTGTCTTGTTTCAAATTCGGGAAGACGCTCAAACGTTTTTCTAATGCTAATATCGATACTTCTGCGCATATGCTTAGCAGTCTTCCTAAGCACATACCCCATACTAAATGGTTTATTTTCCATATTATTCTGAGAGGGGCAAATTAATGCCCCTCCTTTATTAGGTCGTGTAAGGCCCGAGGAAGTCTGACTGAACTGAGAACGCTAATGTAGCTGTCGTTGCATCAGTGAGCGACGGGGTCACTAACATTGATTCAATCTTACCCATAAAGTAGAAGTAAGTATTTGCAACAGTTCCAACGCCACCAGCATTAGAGTCATAGACACCTTGAGTAGCACTAGTAGTCACTGTACCGCCATTAGCAACTGTCTTAGGCGGAGTGGGTAACAGAAGGAATCTCCAAGGACGGCTGATACCATCACCAACCATGTTAGCAAGTACGCTACCCGGATTAGTCATCTCACCACTAGCAAACGTAGGTGCTGTGGTTCCGGCTGCCCATAAAGTTGCAACGTAGTTAATTGTAACTTCCAATGACGGAGGATCTGACTGTCCACCAACTGTCTGGGCTTGCTTTTGGCCATAAACAGGCACATTAACAATGTTCGGTTGAGCACCGATAGCAGGGAACTCTCTAACGTTCAGTAAACGAAGATATTGGGGATTGCTAGTGGCAGTTACAAACTTAGCATCGTAGCCGGCCTTATCTTGGGTGGCAGCTGTAACGCCCGGATCCTTACCAGAGGCAATAGTACCAATTGCCACTGACAAGTCTGTAAACATTGCCGTAGCAATTGAAGCGATGTGAGCCATTATTTAACTCCGAAAATGGTTAAAAGGAAAAGAAAGTGTACTTCTGATAAGACTCTTGTTAGCATAATCAAGTCCATTTGGAGTTAAAGAACTACCAAACAGTTGAGTGGTTTTCCCACTTGCTTGTATAGTACGCCTAGAAAAGTGCTTATCAACCAAATCAGCAATTTCAGAAGATCTCTTAGGACCTTCATTAGCTGGGCTAAATATCTCTACAATCAGCATTCCTGAAACTGACAAACTGTTTACACTTTCCCCGCTAGGAATAATCGTAACTCTGATAAATTCATTATCAGTGGATGAAGCTAAAAAATTTGAAGGATACGTCTTAATATTTTCGCTTGTCCATGCTGTACTTGCAAATATGGAGAAAATATCAGACTGTAAATCTAAATACTTTCCCATTATATCTCCCTAAATGCTTCAAATTCAACAATATACCCGTCATTAGTAATGACAGGACCAATCTTATAAGTAATTGTATTATGGACAAATTTGTCAAATGACGAAATATCTCCAACATCTTTGGTTTTTACAATTACCTTAGTCATTGTTGTATTATGCTTAGGGTATGCTTTTCTGCTTGTTACCATCACACCTTTTATTGTTAACTCATTTATTGTAGGTGCATTTAAAGCACCTGTTGCAAAATTAAATGAATTATTAGTTACTTTTGAAAAGGTGAATGTTTGGGCCAGGTCACCAAGTAGATTAAAAGCCAGATCTACAGAGTCTTTTACTAATTGATTATATCCCACTAGTTAGCCCTCCACCAGGCGTTCATAGCTCCACCACCTGCATTAGTAAGCAGTGGATTAATCAGTCTGGTAACTGTTGATGGAACTCTTTCAGGACTTCTAATATCAGTCAATGAAATAGAACCTACGGAGAGGCTTTTTACAGAACTAGTAGTATCTAATGAGCCAGGTGACAGAAGCAAGTGATGTGCAAGTTCATAAACAGCGTTAATAATACGAGTCGGTACTTCAACTTCATCAAATACAACTTCCGCTCCTACCTTTGGATCAAAGTAAGAACCATAGCGGGGAAATGCTAGAGTTTGTGTGTCACTTACGGCCATGCCTGTGAACTGATATTCATCAATAATAGAAGTAGCTGTGACTAATGCTTGAGCCTTTGATGTGCTTGAAGCAGCAGTCCATGCAATCTTATTGAACGAATCAGAGAAATAGGCATCGGCTTCAGCAACTGTTGCATAAGAGTTAGTCCCCTTGACCAATGCCATAAGTGACCTCTTTTATTAAGCGTGGAATACCGGGAGAATACCCAGAGAAAGAGCTGATGTAAACTTTCTCTGCCAAATACCACGGACGTTGGCAATTGTAGTAGCAGACGCTAATGTCTTAGCTGTGCCACCTTCTGTGACATAGCCATACTCGGCGTCAGACGGGAAAGCATCCTTAGAGCCAGTCCAGTCATAGCCAGCCGGAGCAAGCACATAACCCCAACGATGCCAGATTGTCGTAGTACCACCACCCTTATAGGCGGCAGCATTACGGTCAATTTCGACAGGTTCAGGGATAGCCAAGGCACGCATGGCCAGAGCACCAGGAAGAACAATAAATGAAGTCTTTGTGCCTGTAATATCAACGCCAGCACCAGTGTTGACCTTTGTAAGATCAGCTGATGCCATACTCTGGCTAGCACGAGTTTGAATCAGACGGAACTTGCCTTGGAAAATCGTATTAAACATGATGTTGCCATCAGATACACGATCTTGGTCTACTAAGTTCGCTGAACGTAATGATGCCATAACTTCGGGTGAAGTTACAAGATACGCATATTCCGGTTCATAATCCTTCCATGCTTTGCCAATCGCTTGCAAGAAGCCTTCAGCACGCTGCGCACCTTGCTTAGCAGCATCGGCTGCAACAATAATAGGATTATTGCCAAGATCTACGTAGAAGCCATACTTCTTGTCTGTAGGATCATTGTCAAAAGCTTGACCGCCTAAACCAGTGGCACCAGAACCTGTAGCAGCACCAGCGAGAGCTTCAGACAGAGCTACGCCCTTCAGAACCGCCAGGATAGCATTATGCTCGTCTTGAGCACGATGCTCACCAAAATCACGGCCAATCTTGGCAAGACCGTCTTGTTGAGTGACTACTTGCTGCAAGTTAACCTTAGTACCACCATACGTACGAACTGTCTTAACATATGTCAAGAAGTCAGAGCTATACGTAGAAGCAGTACCGGCCGTAGAGTCCGAAATTGACGCAACGTTAATTGTCGGAGTCATCGGCTTAAACCAACGAATCTGACCAATATACGTTTCAGTGGAGGTATCAATTAGAGGATTGTCACCAACAATTCCCGAGCCCGACAGCTTTCTTGCTGTGGTATAAGCTTCATCTGAGTAGGCACTAATAGCTGATTGCAGAGCAAAGTTGTCAGCGCCAGTCAGGTTTGTTACGATACTCATTTAGAAAAATCCTAAGTTTTTCGGCTAGGAAGCTTGCCTTCTCTAGCTAGTTTTAGAACTTCGTCTTGGCTCATCTCAAATAAAGATGACTTCTGAGTGGAAGACGAAGGTGAGATACGGCTAGTAGTGCCTGATCCTGAAGAAACCTTTTGTTTAAACAAGAAGGAATTATCTTGATTGTCTCCAAAGGACTTGATAAAGTCGTTTAATGAAATGCCAGAACGATGTACCCACTTACCAT